CTAGACGAAAAAGTCTTCATCGACAACGCCAGAGACCATTTCAAAGGAATCGAGCAACGCGTCACGGCTGAAAAGCAGGCGCTTGAAGCGAAAGTCAGTGATGCACGCGAACGGTACGGAGACAGCTTCGACGGGATCAAAGAATCGTTCCTAGCGAAGACGATCAGCGACAAGGGTACGCCGCTGATTCCTCTGCCTGTTCTGGGCATCATCAATGACTCGGATTACCTTGCAGATTTGATCTTCACCATCGGCTCAGATGACGCGGAACTCGCGAAGTTTGTAGAGATGGCGAAGACGAATCCGAACAAAGCGATTCGATACGTGGCGAGAGTCGAAGGATTGATTGCGGATGAATTGGCGAAGTCCAAGCCGACAGCAGTACGCGGCGAAGATGGCAAGTTCAAAGCTCCTGAACCGAAGCGAACCAGCGCCCCGAAACCGCCCTCTCCTGTAAATGGCGGATCTTCGCGGGCCTTCGACGTGAGCGACGATAGCCTGTCTCCCGATGCTTGGTTCAAGGCACGCAACAAGCAACTCGGCATAGGTTAGCGGTCGCTCTGAGGAGCTTCCGTGGCAAACACACTTCTTTCTCCCACGATCATCACGCGGGAAGCGCTGCGCATCCTGCACGCTAAACTGAATTTCATCTCGAACATCAATCGCCAGTATGACGATCAGTTCGCGAACTCTGGCGCATCGCCATCCGGCAAAATCGGCCCTTCGCTCACGATCCGCATGCCGAACCAGTTCACTACTCGTAGTGGCTGGACTCGCGTAAACCAGGACATCGCCGAAACCACCCAGGTGCTGACTGTCTCCACGGTCAAGGGCGTGGATTTCACCTTCAGCCAGCAGGAACTCACCCTCACGCTGGATGACTTCAGCAAGCGCTACATCATGCCTGCTGTCTCGCAATTGGCGTCCACCATCGAAGCTGATGCGCTGAATATGCTGCTCGATGTTTACAACGCCTACGACGACAACGCCAACCCATTCGCATACAAAGATTTCAACAATGGGCGCGGGATCCTGAATCAGTATCTTGCCCCGGATTTCAACCGCAACGCGGTGTTGAACTCCGGCCATGTCATCAACTACCTGAACGACATCAAGGGCAACTTCAACCCGCAGGAGTCTGTTTCGAAGCCATACCTCACCGGCAAAATCGGCAAGGTCAACGGTTTCGACACTTACGAAAACACCCTGCTCAACCCGTTCCAGACGGGCACCGCTGCAGCCGTCACAGGCTACACCGCAACGCTGACCAGCGGGAGCCCCACGGTGGTTCTGGCGGCTGGCGCTACCACGTTCAAGAAGGGCGATATCTTGACCTTCTCGACAGTGGATGCGGTTGACCCCGAAACCAAGCTCGATCGCGGATTCCTCCAGAAGTTCGTTGTCACTGCGGACTATGCAGGCGGCGCGGGAAACTTGTCTGTCTCTCCCACGCCAGTCAGCACTGCGATTGCCTCGCAGAATGTGACCGCAGTAGGCGCGGGCCTGACCGTGGTCAAGATCGGCGGCGGGGCATCAGCGCTCTACAAGCAGTCGATCCTCTTCCAGGAAGATGCGTTCACGTTTGTGACCGCTGATCTGGTTGACCCGTCGAAGTATGGCGCATGGGGAACCCGTCAGGTTATGGACGGCATCTCGATGTCCATTGCTCAGCAGTACAGCATTTCCGATGCGACCGTTCCGGCTCGTATCGATGTGCTGTATGGATACAAGACACTTCGGCCGCAGTTGGCTGTCCGTGTCATTGCCCAATAACTCCCACAACAGGGTGCGTGTCGAAGGATGCGCACCTAACTTTTTGAGATTATGACAAGCAAAGAAATCGATGAAACCGTCGCAGTCGATAAGAGCGAGAGAAGCTGGCTCAAGGAAATCGCTTATCAGCTCGCACTGCTCAATGAAAAGCGCAATAATCAGCCACTTCCGAAGGGGCATAAATGACGATCAACCTCTTTATACCGATGTGGATTGTCCATACATTTGAAGTGCTGATGGCTCTCTATTTTGTTGCATGGCTGTTCAATGCGGTATGCCGGGTAATCCTCTGGTATATGCGCCGAGATGGAATAAGCAGTCTTTTTGGTCGGAGTAAATAAATGGCAACCGCTCTCGACCTCATCACGAGTTCACTCAGGCTCATCAACGTCATGGCATCTGGCGAGCAGGTTCCGCTGGACATGGCGAACGAGTCTTTGGCTGTGCTGAATGACATGATCGACTCGTGGAACACGGACCGCCTATCCATCTACACCACGCGGACCGATGATTTCCCATTCGTTCTGGGCCAGCAGGAATATACGCTCGGCGCGGGCGGAGACTTCGACATCGCCCGGCCCGCGCGCATCGATGCCATGAGTGTGATTCTGCTGACGAATCCGGCTGTCCCGGTAGAGCTGCCCATCAATATGTATTCCGTCGAGGAGTGGCAGACGCAGGTACCGGTCAAGAATGTGCCGGGCTCGATTCCGCAGATTTGTTATGACGATGGCGGGTTTCCGCTGCGAACTCTCAGCTTCTGGCCAATCCCGGCAGAGCAGTTGAATAGCTGCCGGATTTATTCATGGCAGGCACTTCCGGCTCAGGCTCTTGCTGCCCAGGTTGCATTCCCGCCCGGCTATCGGCAGGCGTTTCGCTACAACCTCGCCGTCCTGCTGGCGGCGGAGTACGCAACTCCTGTTCCTGCTGTCGTGGCTCAGGTGGCTGTTGACTCACTGGCGAAGGTCAAAACCATGAACGCGCCAGACCTCATGTTGCAATCAGACCTTCTGCCGGCTCCAGCGGGGTACAACTACCAAGCTGACATGTTTGGGCTTGCCTATCGTGGACCGCTCTGAGTTAAGCGCATCTTGTGTATACAAAGGAGAATTCATCAATGGCCACCACACCCGTAGCACCTCGCCCTTTGGTTCCTGCCCCGAAACCAGCAACACCGGTCTCTGCAGTTCCCCCGAAACCAGTTGCCCCGGCGCCCGTTAAGCCAGCCGCGCCAATGTTCAAGTCGCCTTACGCGAACAAGATGGTGAAGGAAATCGTCACCAAGCATGTCGCTTCCATGTTCCTCGTTGACGTGCAATTCACGGATGGAACTCACTACTTCATCAAAACGTCACAGGGCGTTCTCGAACTCGGTGGAACCGCAGATTGGGACACCGGCACCAAGAGTTAGTCATGAGCCACAAAAAGCAACACCCCGACCAGCCTGTCCAGATTGAAAATCTCCAGCTTGCCCGAATCATTGAGCAGAACGAGGTTCAAATCTGGCAAAACTCCCGCATCATTCGGCTGCTCTGCCGTATTGCGCAAGAGGACGAGCGCCCATACCTAGCCAGCATCTCAATCCACTTCCAAGGAGCTTCAATGGCAACCCCCGGTCCCGTTACCCTCACAACCGCAGGACAGCAAGTTACCGCGTCCGTCGTAGGCTTTGACCAGTTCGGCCAGCCCTTCACAGGCGAAATCCCCGCCGCAACCCTCTCGAGCGATGACGCAGCCGGCGCTATCGTAACATTCGATCCCGCAACCGGCCTCACAACCGCTGTAGCAAACGGCGTGGCGAACATCACCGCAAGTCTCGTCACCGTCGAAGGCTTGAGCTTGACCGATACCGAGTCTGTCACGGTAGCGATTGAGGTTGTACCTCCTCCGACGCCTGTTCTCAGCTCGATCAAGGTGGCGTTCTAACCTTGCAAATCCCCTGCAAGGTGTATTACCCGCGCGAAGGCAAAGCCCTCAAGGAACTGACTGCGAAGACGCAGGCAGAGCTTGAGGGCTTGCTGCGCATTGGGTGGACGACAGAGAAACCGGAGGAGCCAAAGTAGTGAACAATTATATGCAAATCGTCAATCAGCAGAATCCACCCAGATGCGAATGCCACGAATGCACGCAGGCGCGCTGGAAGATGTCAATGCAGGGCCAGATATCCGGAGCTATGGGCCAGAGCCCAGCTGGATTGCAGGACCAACTTGCGAAGTTTCAGGTGGGGCAGCAATTCTAAGTGAGGATCGGATTCACAGGCGGCGCCTATACCGATAACTCCTTCGCCTTCGAGGAGGCTATCAACCTCTTCCAAAGTTCTGTCCAATCGCAGGGCGCGGAAGCACCCGGAAAGGCATACGGCGGCGCTATCGGGGTGCCTACCAAGGGGATGCTGGGCACGCCGGGGCAAGAGATATTCAAGCGATTCGAGGGCGAGGGTCCGGTCCGGGGATTGTGTGAGATCAACGGCAGGGTCTTTGCAGTTGTCGGCACTGTCCTCTATGAAGTCTTCGCCGATGCCACTGTCACCAATCGCGGCGCGGTTGCCAATGACGGCTCGGCGGCGTCCATTGTCGCCAGTTCAATTCAGTTGCTCGTTGTCTCGGCAGGATCGGCATATTGCTATGACCTCGGAACCGATGTGCTGACGGACGTGACGCTGCTGCTGGCCGGGGCGCCGGGGACGGTAGTGTTCTCAGATACTTATTTCATCGTCAATATTCTGGGCACGAACAAGTTCCAGATTTCAGCCATTCTTGACGGCACGACATGGCCCGGGTTGCAGGTCAACGAAGTCTCCGTGTTCCCTGAGAACGTCACATCGCTTGAAGTCAATCACCGCGAACTATGGG